TGATCCTCTTCATTCGCATTCTTTATCTCAACAGCCATGTCTTTTTCCATAGACAACCCGTCTAGAGATGCCATTGCGTACGACACGTCTTTGTGAAAGATGACCTCGGGCGCAACCATCTGGCCCGTCATCTTCTCATAAACTTGCCGAGCTGGCTCTTCCATGCGCTTACCGTATGCCATGCCAGCCGTCTCCTCATCGAAAGACGCAAGACCGAGCTTCTCTTGCCACAGCAAGAGGGGAGTCTTATACCTCCCGTCACTCGTCTTAAACCTAGAGGCCCCCATGATGATCGGCGCATCGCTTGCCCCGACATGCGATTTTCTAACTTGCAGCCATTCCGGCGTTCCCTGTATAAGATCCATCTGTACGTTTCCTTGCTTTTTGCCTGGGGGTGCTGTAACACTCACCAGGCATTTTTGTTTTAAGAACAAACCATCTGTTTTAACACACTCTGAGCAACCGATGCCGGCTGAGACTCTAAGGCTTTCTTTTCTTCTCGCTGCTTAGCCCTTTCCTCGGTCCTGTGCATAATCATTTCTACATGGTCTGAGGGGATCTGATCAAGAGTCGAGACACCGAACTTCTTGTTCAGAAAACCCATCAGCAGTCCTCGGAACTCGTCGTCAGTTCCGATAAGCGACTCAAGCTTTTCTGCCTGATCCTTCGTGATGATTCCAGTTTCAACAACCTCGCCAGTGGCCTCAACTGTCAACATCTCAACCGGAGTCCCCACAGGAGCGGAATCGGTAATCTCCCCCTCAACGTATGAGTTTCCAATCACGTCGGGAAAGAGCTGCCTAGCCAAAAGACTCAGTGCCCGGTTGTAGCACATCGCGCCCGGGTACTTCTTCCAGTTGTCTTTATTAGAAAGACCAGCCCTTACAGCGTCCTTCATGCTAAAGGAACTGCTCCACGTATCGCCGTTGTCAGCGCGCTTTCCATGCAAGATACAGATCTCGTCGTTGCTCTCACGGGCCTTCGTGACGGAATGTCCTTTCTGCCGGATAAGCTTTGCCATGAGCGTCGAACTCATCTCGACCTTCCCGTCAAGGTAGTACATCCCGCCGTTGAGGGCCTCCATCGGATTCAGCCCAAGACTTCGCGCTTTCATCACGATCGCGAAGACGCCAGCCTCACCCATCTTTGTGTAGTGCTTCGTCGCCATGAGAGCACGGCTAAGTTTGCTCATCTTGTCGATGTCTGAGACGGCTATGTCTAGTTCGTCTCTTTTAACCATTTCATTTTCCATTTCAAGTTCTCCTTTCTTGTTCCTAAACAAAATCAACTATAACCAACAAAGTGTATAAAATCGCCCCCAGCAAAACCCAAATCGCTGTGATTGGGTTACCGAAGACCATCATAAAAGACGATATAATCATAGCCATTGGCACGCACCATCCGGCTCTATTGCGCCCCATCCTCCTTCCCCTCTTTTTCTCCGTTATTTCGACACACAAATACCCTAAGTAATTTTAGATTCACCTCTATGGCGTTTATCTGGAAGCATACAGAACAAGTTTGCCTTAGCTCGCATTTTTCTTGGCGATCCGGAGTAATTAATATGTCTCCTTCCCCAAGGCGTCTTCCACAATAAAAACATCTTTTCTTATTGATCATCCTTCTTCTCCATTTTTCTAGTGATTCTCAGGGATTTTATTTCATTGATCGAGATAAAATGGGCGGTAGTCGTTCCATGGCCGTAGACTGAGATGGTTGTAAACGCGATGAAGTCGTCCTTAAACTCCATCTTGTCCGCCTAAACTTCATTTTGTTTCTCCTTAAATTTATTTTCAGCCGTTTCAAGCGACTTGCTAACAACCGCGCCGACGTTGAGTATAGTCCTCTCTCTATCAACCCCTACCGACAACTGACGATATAAAAAGTTTGTGATCATTGAAAAAGATAGCACACCATATGCATCCAATATGTCTCTTTCGCTCTCGAAAAATGCCGCAAGCCTCTGGTATATCTCCTTGTCCATCTCCTGTAAAAAAACAATACCCTCTTTGCCTAGTTGTCCGCTCATTCCACCACCTCCACCATCAAGGCCATTAGCTCAAAGGTTTCTCTGAGCTTTTTGGGGCTGATATGTTCTCGGTAGCGATCTTTTTTATCGTTCAAAACCCTCGCCATGTCACCCATCAAAGAATGCTGCCAAAACATTGTGTTTGCATTCCTCTCAAGGAGATGGGTGTAGTCACCAAGCCAATCTTTGTTTTCCATTTTGTTTCTCCTTTTTATTTTCTTTTCTCTTCTGTCTATCAAATTCGGCTTTCCGCCCCACACTCTATCTACAGAGCCTTTATCGCTTCCGCAACCCGCCCTATAACATCTAATATAATTGATTGATTAATTAACAGCAAGAGAATCTTTCCAGCACACAGAAAACACCCCAAGGCATAGGATCAAAGAATGGAACTTTATAAGTGGTTTTGGGTGAGACGAGTCCGCGGTACCGACTTTGCCCAAACGATAGGCGTAACCGCGCAAAGTGTCTCAAACCTCAGCAACAGACGCTATACGCCGACCCTACTTACCGCACTGAAGATCTACAAGGCGACCAATGGCGAGGTCACGCCCGAGGAGCTACTTAACCCTGATGAGCTTAAAGAGCTTAACGAGTGCGAATGTACGCAAAATGTACGCATACAGCAAACATGTCCACGTGAGCCATAAACTCTCTTCCGCTAATCTTCCACCCAGCAAAATAGTTGTAACTCGTCTAATACAAGCATCTTACGAGCTGAAAAACGGCGTGATTTGCCCCGTTTTCCCGATCGTATTACCAGATTTTCTTGCTAAAAATGAGCGTAGGAAATTTAATGAACATGACTCCGTCACTTGATCAACGACGGACCCTAGTGTGAGAAGGGAAAAAGACGTAAGAAGGGAAAAAGACGGTGCGGCCGATCAAAGCCGCACCCAACCACGATGTAGTGCCTGTTCAGTTTTCGCAGAGACCAGTTACTACATCCTACATAGGTATGTCGTGAAGAATAGCAAATCATCTCAATTACCGCAAGCCACTCAATACAATAGACAACCTGGACTGCTCAGTTTATCCCAGTTTACCGACTGCGTACGCCACATGAGCCGAGCAATAGGCTATGCTTTTTTCTCTCCTCACAGCATCGCAAGGCATTTTGGCGTCTCAAAGCGTACCGTCCAACGACGGACAGCCGAGGCCAAGAAGTCGGGTAGCATCTGCACAAAGATGGTGCAGACCCACAACGGCATCCGACGCCAGATATACTATCCTACAAGCCACGAGCCAATCATAGATGAGCTTCTTGGGCTGCATCCGCCGGAGCGTACAATCGGCTGCGGTAAGGTGCTTCCGTTCGAAGACCCACAAATAAAATCTATACTAGCGAAGAGCATAATAATACAGGCCCCGATTGATCGTATTGGGGGGCGGGAACGGGGGCCGGTTGTCACCCCCCTGTCACCCCCCCCTGTCACCCCCCTGTCACCCCCCCCCGCTTCTGAGACAAATCCTCTACACACGTACGCGCGGTATAATAAAAACACAATACTAGAAGCTAATAGAGAGGTAGTATTGCGCACGCGAGGGGCCGAAGACCGCGATGAGGTAAAGCGGTTACCACCTCGCTTTAAAAGAAATGATTACAAAAAGCAGGAGCCAAGACAACGGGCGGTGCTGACGGCTGAGGAAGAGGCGTACTTAGTCTCAAACTTCGGCCGTGAGGAGGCGTACAAACGGCTCAAAAACGCTAGGGCAACGCTTTTTGCGATGGAGAGGGACGGTAACACGCACAGCAGCAAGTATCGCTCAGAGTTTGAGCTTGCGAAGGCATACTGCATCGAGGCCACGGCCCGTAGAAAGCCTCGTCAGCATAGGCCCGAAGCCCTCATGGTAGGCCCGATGTACGATCGGAGGAGGGCTTTTGCCGTTGACTTGTCGAGGCGATTTGAGAACAACTATATCTTTTCTCGAGGCAGAGATGCGCTGACGCGGATCAGCGGGGCGATTGAGACGACCCACAGCATCGGTGGGTCTGAGGAGTATTGGGAAGGCGTTGGGCTTGGGATATCCTCGCAAAACCCCTTTGCAGAAGCAATGTATGCACAATGTACGCAAAAATTGGTGCAGACATGAAGAGTAAAAAGCCTAAAGAGCGCACAAAACTGCCGAAGTCCTCATACCGGATCATACCGACGCCTGATACCGGATCTTTGTGCATCGGGGGCTACTGGCAGTACAAAAGCTGGGCGGGAAGCGGGCCTGGAGAGCGTAGTACGTTTGACGAGGACTACTGCGATCCGGACGCAAAGTGGAGGCGCAAATGCTTTCGATCACGATAGACCAAGAGCCTGTCTTTCAAAAACGGCCACGATCCTCGGGTGGACGGTTTTACAATCCCGACCATGACGAGAAGATGCGGTGGAAGTGGATGGTCGCAAACCAGATCCGCAATGAGCCTAAATTGCGGCCAGGCGCGCCATTGCATGTCGATGCGACTTACTTTCTTCCGATCGCTTCTAGCCTGTCTGAGGTCAAAAGAAAGGCATTGGAAGGCGAATATCATACGCAGCGAGGAGACGTCGACAATCTCCTTAAGTTTTCATTCGATGCGATGAACGGGATCGCCTACAAAGATGACTGTCTCATCGCTTCTGTCTATGCAGAAAAAAGATTTTCCGTTACCACTAGAGCAGAGTTCAAAATTTATGAGCTCGGGGGTGTTATGATACAAGAGCACGCAAAGACAGTTGGCAAAGAAATTACTCCCGCCGATTTAGAGTACATGGTCAAGAAAGCAAACCACCTAGGATTGCAGCATCGAGAGATATTTCACGTTTTCATTACCGAAGACGGGGACGGGCGTCACGTGTACTATGAGTGCGACGCTCCGAGAGAGCATTAGAAGGACCTTATGGTAGATTTTTCAGACCCCAGCGCAATGGGGGATAGTATTGTGCGCTCGGTTGAGCCAACGCCCGAGCAGCAGCCGGTACGATCGTCTGAGCAAGAGGCTTGGATGATGTATTGCGGGTCGTGCGGGGCGGTTGTAGAGTCGGATGAGAGTGAGCTTTGCGTCCAGTGCCGCTGTAGGGAAGAACAAAAAAACGCAGAGGTAAGCCATGCCGTTGAAGAAAGGGAAAGGCCGAGCTGCCGTATCGGCGAACATAGAGACAGAAATAAAAGCGGGGAAGCCTCACAAGCAAGCGGTGGCGATAGCCCTAAACGTGGCCGGAAAAGCAAAAAAGCCGTCTAAGAAGGCGTCTACTTGGGAATATCGGGGGTATAAATGAGAGAGGCCCCTTTATGCACAACTCCAACAGAGTCTGAAGATGAAGAACATATATATAATTCTCTTCTTAAGACGTTGTTGATGCTGTTCATAAATGCCGATTTTTCGTTACATTTTCGATGTTTATTCTGATGTCAATAGGGCGGTCGTATGGAAAAAAGCTTACCGTACATAATTTTAGAGGTATATCCCTTGGCTATTAATGGTTCTGAAGACCCTGTGATGGCTGAGGCCTATCGACGCGCCTTTGATTGGGCAAATCGTATGGGACTTGAAGAGAATCGGAAGGTGTGCGCTCTGAGGTTTGTAAAATCTTACAACGAGAGGGGTGCTCATTCCTGGCCGATGTGAGGTCATCTCATGTGCGATATTGAATGCTCCGACTCTGAAAGAAAGCAGGATGAAGACCGATAGATGCCAGATCTTGACGGCACGACTTTGCAATAGCCGTAGATCCATTTGGGTGAGGCACGCGGGTGATACCGCTGCGGATGTGACAAATCGCGTAGCGACAAAACACACCAGATGGAGGTTCGAATCCTTCCTACGGCTAATATAGGGAAAAAGGAGATAGACGTGTACGTATATACAGAAGATAAAAAACAAGATTCAGAAAATCCAGCTTATCAATTTATTCTCAGACACAAATGGTTATTTATAGCCCTAGCAGCACTGATCATTATTTGGATCATGTTTTTTAAGATGATCCAGCCAGGTTATGTAGGCGTTGTGATCGACATGCTGGGAGATCAAAAGGGTGTGGAAGATAAAGAGCTTCATGTCGGAATGCACTGGGTCGCGCCTTGGAAAAGTGTTTATCAGTTTCCAATTTTTGAGCAGAACGACACCTGGGAGGGCGAGGGAGAGGGTTTTGACTTTCAAACGTCTGAAGGAATGGCTGTGTCGGCCGACATAGGCATTACCTACCATCTTCGACCGGATGCCATCCATCTCATCTTTCAGAGATATCGAAGGGGAATGGATGAAATAACCAACGTATTCATTCGTAACTATATTCGTGACGCGGTTAATAAATCTGCATCCAAAACCAAGATAGAAGACCTATATTCTGGGAAGGAGGGATTCTTTGAGGATGTAGAAGATCACGTCAAAGCTGACCTTGCCCCCATAGGAATCGAGCTATCGCGCATCTATCTCATCGGTAGGTTTCACTTCCCTCAGACGGTTATCTCTGCACTCAATGCCAAGATTGAGGCCATGCAGCGTGCGCAGCAGCGAGAAAACGAGCTTAGGGAGGCAGAAGCCGAGGCTAAGAAGCAGATTGCGAAGGCTGAAGGACAGGCGCGGTGCGTTATACTGCAATCGGAGTCAGAGGCGAAGGCTAATCTGGTCTTGGCCGCGTCCGTGACCGCCGAACTCATCCAATGGCAGGCTGTCCAGAAGTGGGACGGGAAAATGCCACACGTAACTTCTGGGGCATTGCCGTTCATCGAGATAAAATGAAAGACAGACGAGGTAAACCATGTTCGGAAAGAAAAAACTACAGGCAGAGCTAGAAAAAAGCCAGAGGGTCGTTGTGTCACTCGATCGGGCGTCGAACCAGAAGTTGATAAAAACCATGCTACTTGACAGCCTATATAAGCAGATGGTGGTTGATAGCAGATATCGCATAGTTTCTACCCACCCATACTTTAAAGAAATAAAAGAAGACCTCCGACGATCTGGGTGGAAAGTCCACGACTCGTTTTGCGAAGAAGAGGCCGAGTACGAGATCTGGATTCCTGGGGAAGCTGCTACAAAGTTGGGTCAAGAAAAGAAGAGTGATATTGAAGAATCCATAGAAGAGTTGTTTGAACAGACCCGAATCGCGGCCGCTGGATACAAAGAACTCTTCGGTCGTATTGAAGCGATAGAAAATACACTAGACAGCAAAAAGAGAACTAAGTGATCACTATTAAGTGCGCGAACTGCGGATAGCCGTGTGATGACAGCGATGATCTCCATAATGATTTTCCTGGGCTGGTTGTTTTGTCCTAGGATGACAATGCTTTGTTATTTTATTGCCTTACATATAGCCGGAAAGGCTCTTTTTTGAGAGGATTAGTGATGGACGAATCCGAAAAGATGGTGTCTGAGAATGCTTTCAAAAACTTCATGGCATGGATGGACGAGAGGTGCGCTGAGGCAGATACCGCGTTGAATGGTCGGATCGACAGGCTGAATAAGGCCGTTGACGTGATGGAATGGAGGATTGATGACCTCCAATCCCCGACAGGGGCAATTCATAGGCTTGAGCTTCTGAAAAACGATGCTGATAGGGCGGTTGATGATGTGAATGATGCGCTGTACACTCTTCGATGTGCGCTTCGTAAATACGACAAGAAAAAGCTCGCTCGTCTCACAAAAGTTATGAAGCTCATGGATCTTGGATTAGAATAAAAGGAAAAACCAAATTGGAAATGAGAACAAAATGTGATATGTGCGGATCGGATATTGTCGATGGTAACTGCTCCTGTGGAATTTGGAGGTCAGCCGACGAAATGAAAGATAATCTTCTGAAAAATAGCATCGAAATGTTTCACGATATGAAACGATTCACCCTTACCGCTGACGCCCCACATCTTGGCGTTGCTGTTGTCTTTTTTCGTGGCGACTATAACGACGCAAAAGAGGTTGAGAAGTATATCCATGAAATGAAGGGGCGACCTTACTATGACGAAACCTAATTCAGTGCAGAGTTTTTTAAAGACCTTTATGGCATTTTAGATTTGCATGAGGAGTTCATACATTATCCCGAGGGCGGTCTCGACGACGACTATGACAACTATGATCGAGTCTTAGACGCGATGCAAAACTTCTTCGTAAAGTGGATAATAGAAAAAACAGAAGAAGAAAAAACAGAGGGGACAATAGAAAAAGATGGACATTGAAACAACCTTTACTTTCCCTCCGCCGATCCACCAGGAATTTAGTCGAGGTCTTTTGTGTGCTCCGTGGCCAAAATACAGCGATCGTTTGTGGAAATACTATCAGCATGTCAAAACAAAGCTGATGAAGAGAGCCGAATATAGTCCGCAAAAGAAAAAGAAGTGTCTTGAACTAGAGCAGGAGTTTTTAGAGTTGTATGAACAGGCAAAGGTTAAAGAAGAAAAATCACAGACAGCGTTTAGAAACAAGGCTGAAGGACCCTTCTATTATCCTAGATTTTCTAGTAAGGGCGACAAAAGATTATATTGGGGACTTCGATAAGCCCTTCTGGCCGATACCGAAATCTAACGCGACTCTGCGATATCGAAAATATACGGCACTTAAGGACGAATGATGTGCCATGACACAATGGTTTTCGGTTACAGACGACCTTCCACCACAGGATACGCTCTGTCTTGCGTATAGCGAGCCATGGGGCGCGTACGCACTTGCAAAGTGGAATCCCGCTGTTGGCTGGACGAGTGCGGAAGATCGGCGCGTTAACGTTGTGACGCACTGGTGTGACCTGGCTATTCCCCTGCCATATGAGATCCGGAATAAGTTAGACCCTGAGCTCGCGAAGAAGCACAAAATTATATCAGAAGATGATGAGGATTGGTGATGGCGTATGACATCGACTGACGACGAGAGCTTGTTCTGGGCTACTATAGGGGACGCCATGACACCAACCCTAAGCAAGGATCATTTCGGGATATCAGTTCTAAAGGACTGCTACTGGGATTTTTATACAGATAAAACGGAGGTCGGTGACAAAACGTCACCAACTGAGAAGGGGGAGAATAGGTGGACAGAAAGGAATCCGCTTATAGCAGACAAGAGGATGACCATGGCATCGGCTGGACACATATATATTTCACCCTATGGTTATTTCGACACGTACGTCCCTATAACATCAATCAAGTAATAGTACTGACCTTCTTCGTCTTCTCTGATGCACTTGAGCCGTGTTACGTAAGATTGACTGCCCTCGATGTGGTGGACTTCAACTCGATTGGGGTTGTCGCTTACGACCAGGTAGTCAATGTCTGATAGGTAATACTTTATCGGTTGGCCCGTGCTGTATGCCGGAAAGCAGAAACAGAATAAAACGAACAGTAATGAAAGAATCTTTGCCATAAAACCTCAATTGAGGACACCCCCACTAACGTGGGGAATTGTGGAGTCCTTTCGGAATCCATTCGTTACTCAAGAAACACCCCCACGAATGTGAGGAGCTTCTATTGTACGGCTTCTTCCATCTCATCGTCCAGAAAAAAAAGCTGGTGACAAAAAAACAGCATATGGTATTAGGGAAGAAACGGGACAAAATATATGACCAATGATTTTGAATTTATTAAGTACGAGCCAACTCCTGGTGAAAAACACCTTGGGTTGGCGACTGTCAAAGCATTCGGGAAGATCCTCTTACGATTTAAGGTAATTCCAGCAAAAAATGGTGGGTTCTTCTCGGCTCCTCTTTCTTGTAAGCTCCCAGACGGGACGTACACTCCTTCTTTTATCTTAGACTCACGCTGCGATGAAGAAGAACTTTTTACTATTATAAGGAAAAACGTCAAACCATTTCAAAAGCAGATGCCAATAGTAAATGAGGAGATCCCGTTTTGATGTTGAAAGAGAGCCTTTTTCTAAATCAAGACGGTTGGTTTGATCTGAACTTCGCAAAACCAGATGTCGATCAGCCTTGCGAATATGTCATTGTCGTCAAAATAAAGGGTTGGTACCATCCGCACGACGGGATCGTGCAATTTATCCCGTGCAAAAGCGAATCGTCAGATGTGCAGGTTACCTCATGGAGAGAGTGGCTTGGGGCACCAGTGTTCGAAGAAACAACTACGGAGAGGGTCTGTTTTGGCAAGTGCATGGATCACAAGCGACGCATGGTTTGCGTCTGATCGGGGCATAAAGCTCTTTAATCGGCCCTTCGCTGACGTAAAAACGATGGAAGAGCAGATTATCTATCGGTGGAATTCAGTCGTAAAACCGACCGATATTGTGTATCTCCTGGGCCATTTCGGCGATGCGCCTATTGAGAAGCTTGCTGAGTACCGTCAAAAGCTAAAAGGAAAGATCTGTTTTGTCCGTCACGCGGACGATTTGTTCTTTCCGGATCTTCTAAATATCGGCTTCGACGCTGTAGCAAGCGAGGTCGTCGTTGACTACAAAACATGGGAATTTACCCTAACGGCCGCACCAAAAGAGGCCGTCGTATTTGCCGAGCCGGCTTTTGGGATGATAAATCTTCACGGACACGTGGCAGGACGTCAAAGAGTTCTAGGTTCAGCAATTGACGTTTCGGGCGATGCATGGGACTTTACGCCCATACAATTCGATGACGCTTTAATGGAATACAGAAAAAATCAAAAGAGAGGGTCAGATGGCACAAATTCGTTTAACGTATATGGACGGGGTAAATTTATCAGTGCAGATGGATCAAGAGGACTTGGCCAAATTTTTTCAGGAGATAGCGTCAGGCTCGATTCATTGGGATAATAGCCGTGTGATGGGCTTTTGGACTCCGGTGGGGGCTGTGCGCTTTGCTCAGATAACTTCCGAGGCTAAGAAAGCTGAAGTTCCTCCGGCTCAAACAGACCAATCCAGTTGTACGGAAAAATCGGACAACTCAACTGATGTGGCACAGGATGTCTAATGGACTGGAAATTTGTAAAAAGGGATATCGATGATCTCAAACCGCAAGAGAAAAACCCTAGAAAGATCTCAAAAGAGCAAAAAAAGCAGCTCGGCGAGAGCCTTACCAAGTTCGGGTGCGCTGAGCCGATCGTCGTCACGAAGGACGGCACTATCATCGGGGGTCATCAAAGGTACTTCATCCTCAAAGCGAAAGGGAAGAGGTCTGTGGAGTGCATGGAGTGCCAGGATGATCTCTCTCAAGCGCAGCTTGATGAACTTACTGTTAGGCTGAACAAAAACACGGCGGATTTTGACTTCGATTTGCTTGCTGGTGGATATGAGCCAGAAAAGCTCATCAATTGGGGTTTTTCCATGGAGGAACTTGAGCTAGAGAGCATTCCGGATCAAACAGAAAAGCCGAAGAAGTTTGAGATAACAGCGCACTTTGAGAACGGAGACGACCTAGAGCAGGCCGAGGTTCAGATAGCCGCCATTGTCGACCTGTATGCCTCAGCATCGTATAAGGTGAAAATAAAGTGAGTGTCATCGTAAATCCTGGGATTTCACTATCAAAAGACTACCCTGACAAGCTCTTTATCCCATACCGAGTCCTTGTCTCGGATGAGCCTCCTTCTGAGAAGGCGATTTGGAAAGCTCTTGGCCTTGTCTTTGACTGGGCGAATCGTATGGGACTCGAAGGGAAAGAGATCTTTGATCTACGGCTCTTACTTCCCGAGCCCCCATCTCCTCTTGTTTCAGTATGGTCATTATGGTGCAAGGTCGGGTGTACTGAGACAGAGAAGAGAGCCTATTATTCGGGTGAAGGAGGAAAAGATGGTAGAGAGGGTATCAAAAAAGAAGACTGGAAAGCCCAAAAGGTCAAAGAGGGTTGTTCCCTATAAGCCTATCGACTGGGCGTTTGTTGACAATCTTCTCATGTCGGGAGCGTCGGTTCTTCAAATTTCATCGGCTATCGGCATGCACCACGAGACTTTTTACAGACGCATCCACAAAGAAAAGAAGATGACCTTTACCGAGTATGCACTTGACAAGCGTCGTCACGGGGACTCTCTTCTCTTTGGGGCACAATTCAAGATGGCGATGAAGGGTGACAAGGCCATGCTCATCTGGCTAGGTAAGCAGCGTCTCGGTCAGCGAGAAGATCCGCATCAAACTGGTGGATTCAATGGAGAACTCAAAGAATTCATAGCTGTGTTGAAGAACAAATATGAATCCGACCGAAAGGCTCAGGCAGATGTCCCCGCTGCTGAAACGAAAATCGAAAAACGAGAAGACACCGACAGGGTCGTTAACATAGAGAATATTGCCAGTGAAGGATCTCAGCCCGAAGCAACAAGCAGCGTTTCTTGACTCAGATGCCCGTATAAATATCCTAGAAGGCCCTGTCCGATCGGGAAAGTCCTTTGTATCCCTTCTTCGATGGACCGACTTTTGCGCCAATGGGCCGCCAGGCCCTCTAATACTATGTGGGCGCACCGACAAGACCATCAAACGTAATATTATTGACCCCCTCCGCGACCTTATCGGTGATGCAGTCGTCTATCGCCAGGGCCGTGGGGAGGTCTTTTTATTCAATCGCGTTATGCATGTGGTGGGTGCGAACGATGATCGCGCCGAGGCCAAAATTAGAGGGTCGGAATTTGCCGGTGCCCTTGCAGACGAGGCCACGCTTTTACCTGAAAATTTCTTCAAGATGCTTTTAAGCCGTATGTCGGTCGAAGGGGCAAAAGTCTTCTGCTCTACGAACGCGGATAGTCCGTACCACTGGCTAAAACGCGATTTTATCGACAGAAAAGCAGAACTTGATCTGAAGGTTTTCTCTTTCAATATACGTGACAACCCATCTTTAACAGAAAAGTTCATCGAAGACCTATCTAAAGAGTATCAAGGGTTATGGTATAAACGCTTCATCGAAGGCAAGTGGGTACTGGCCGAGGGTGCAGTCTACGACTTCTTCAATGATGCGAATCATGTCATTCCGTACTCGATGTCTCCGGCGGATTATTACGTCTGTGGCATTGATTATGGAACGACGAACCCTACAGTATTTGTTTTAATTGGGTATAATCCAAATGCATATCCGAACATGTGGCTTGAGAAGGAATATTACTACGATTCTAAGGCAACGATGCGACAAAAATCAGACTATGAGTATGTCAAAGATTATATAGAGTTTATCGACGGGTATAACGTAAAAGCTACTTACATTGATCCTTCGGCGGCTTCATTGCGACAGGAGATGCTCCGTAATAATGTCCGGAGGATCTTCGACGCAAACAATGAAGTCATTCCAGGCATCAGATTCCAAGCGCAGTTGCTTGCCAGCGGTACGTATAAGATCTGTGGCGGATGCCACGAGACGATCAAAGAGTACTCAAACTATATGTGGGACTCAAAAGCATCTGAGAGGGGGTTAGACCTCCCGATCAAGAGATTCGACCATTCGATGGACGCGCAACGTTACGCTCTCTTTACGCATTTCTTTTTGAGAAAACAGTCTGGTGGTATGACGGAAAAAGATGCAATCGAAATGGAAAAGATGTATACATACAGGTAGCAACTCATTCTACTGGTGTGGTTTATGGCTAAAAAGTCGTCCGGAATGAAAAAGCAAGTCCTAAAGCATCTGAAGAAAGACTCCAAGGAGTTTAAAGACCAGATCGCTGATGACAAAAAACTAGAGTCCAAGCTTAAGAAAGGCTCCTGCAATGGAAAAAGATAAATGGATCAAAGGTGCTGTAAAGCATCCTGGATCGCTTAGAAAGGCTCTCCACACTAAGAAGGGTGAAGACATCTCTGAAGAGAAGCTCGAAAAGGCCGAGAACTCGAAAAATCCGAAGACGCGCAAACGAGCGATCTTGGCAGAGACTTTAAGAAAGTTTAAGAAATAGCACACGTCGCGGGCTGTAGGGGTTGATCACCTCTTAGCTACCCTGCGAGGCAGCAGGCCCGCACCTTTCGCAGAAGGTACTTCCCTAAATATAGGGATTTATTTACAGAAGGTGCGGGCATGTCCGAATTCAATTCGGGAATCAGCTTAATCAATGAATACAACTCCGCCTATCAAGAGGCGTACTACTGCTGGAACCCGTATTATCCGCTAGCAAATATCGACCTTCGAGCCTACCTAGGCGACCAATGGGATGAGAAGGAAAAGCAAGCCCTGTACGATCAGGGACGCAATCAGCGCGTTTTCAATCTCATCTATAAAAACATCAACATGGTCGATGGGTATCAACGAGCCCACCGCCTTTCATCCGTAATCCTCCCCCAAGAGTCAAGCAAGCAAGAATCCGCTGATGAGATGTCAGACCTTGTGCAGTACGTCTTCTCGCACGGAGACGCGTATAAAAACGAGTCCGATTGTTTCAGCGGGGCGATCAAGACAGGATGGAATCTCGGAACCGTCTGGATGGATTTTCGAGATGATTTGCTCGACGGAGAAATTTGCTTCGGGAGAGAGCCATATTCGGGTTTTATAGCTGCGCCGTATTTTACACAACAAACGCTTGACGACTGTCCGTACATCATCCGACGAAAATACATGGGGCCTGAACAGGCAGCGTCACTTCTTCCTGGGATGGAGGATGAAGTATGGGACCTTCATAAGACTGGATGGAGTCGAGATGATAAGTTCACATGGCTTCCCTATCAACGCCAACCCAACGGCCAGGAGCTGATCGCCTATAACGAGTATTACAAGCAGCTCTGGAAGAAAGTCCCGTCCCTTGTCGATACGCAGACAGGGGAGTTGATTGAGTGGACTGGCGGCCGCGGTGCCATGAAGTATCTTCTGGAGAAATACCCTCAGTTAAAAGTCATCCAGAAGCCGAAGCGTTTCATCGAATGCCACATCATCCTCAACAATACCTTTTTTAAAACCGAAGTCAATCAATACGGACTCGATGAATATCCGTTCACGCCATACTTTGGGACGTTTGAGAGTGAGTGCGAGCTTTGGGGTCTGAAACTTCAGTCGCTGATCCGCCCGATGATCGACCCTCAGAAAGAGACCAATCGCCGTCTATCGCAGATGACCGATCTTATCGAATCTCAAATCAACTCCGGATGGATTGCTGACGAAGATTCTGTAGTAAACCCAAGATCTTTATTTCAGACCTCACAAGGGAAGGTTGTATGGCGTTCCAAGGATTCTCGTCCTGGTGCTATTGAGAAGATTCCGCCAGCTGATATACCACAGAGCTTCTTCCAGCTTACTGAAACCTTTTCTAAGGGCATGAGCGAGATCCTAGGTGTCAATGATGCAGCCTTCGGTATACCTGAAAGCGGAAACGAATCTGGTGTCATGATGCAGCTTCGCCAAGGGGCCGCCATCAATAACCTTCAGAATGTCTTTGATAGCCTCAGACAATCACGTAAGTTACTCACGCGCAAGGTGATAAAGCTTATTCAGACATGGAGTCCGAAGAAGATAGAGCGCATTCTTGGACGCAAACCGACCGAGCAGTTCTTCACAAAAGACTTCATCAAGTACGACATCTCCATCCAAGAAGGCATGATGACGGATACACAGCGTCAGATGCACTTCCGTCAGATGGTCGATATGTATCAGCTCACCGGAGGCCCGCAAGGATCTCCAATCACCCCGATGATGCTTACCAAGGCGGCTCCAATTCAAGGAGCGACTGAGATGTTCAAAGACATCGAAGAGAATCAAAAGCAGCAAGCCCAAGCGGCTCAGACACAATCTCAAGTGCAGATGCAACTTGTTGAGGGCCAGATGCAGTACGAGAAGGCCGCTGCTATGGAGAAGGTCGCTGGAGCGAAAGAACGGTTTACAAGATCGGTCGCAAATCTTGGCCTTGAAGACGAGCGAGCGTCTCGAATGGTCGATGACAGGGCAACAGCGGCTTTAAGCCGAGCCAAGGCGATTAAAGAGCTTTCTACGATAGATGACGATCGGCTCGTCAAGTATGCGTCCATCATCAAGATGTTCGAAGAGATCTCTCGATCAAGCGAGAACCAAGTTAAGCAAGACGACGTACAGATTTCCAAGGCTGGCGGTGCACAAGCAGAGGCACCGTTGGCCGAGGGTCTTGCCTTGCAAGGTGCAGGGCAACAACAACAAGAGGTGCCAAATGGCTGAGAAAGATAGAGCCGTAAGGGTGGAACAAAAGGGCAAAGGCTTCGAGGTTCCGGACAACAAGCAGGATGGCGAAGTCCGAACAATCGACACCATGTCTCAAGACGAGGACATTTCTCGTATCCGTCCTTACACAAGCGGCAGCAAGGGATACCCTTCTGAAGCCTGGAATTACAAGTATTAGTTTGAGGATTGAATGGTTCAAGAAACTGGGGAAACCCGCAATGCGATTATAGAAGACGATAACAAGCACATCAAAGAGATCCTCTCTGCGAATACTAATCGAAAAGAAAAGTATTGGATCGTTGTTTTTGCTAAACCGTCTCGTAATACGATTGAAGGGAAGCCGGTCTTGAATAAGCACATCAAAGCCTATGCAGTAAAGCCGTCATCGCAAGTTGGGATGATCGTCGGTGAGGTTGACAACCACCTCGGAACAGTCCGTTGGGAAGTCAATATGCCGCAGGTACCCTTCAACTATGACGGTCTTATCGCGCTGGGCGCGCAGGAAGGTGAGGACATCGTCACGGAAACGACAACGATTCCTTTCGCGTACGTTACTAAATAGTGCCGCCGGCTTACGGGCGAGGAGATAAAAAGTGGACGAAAACACTCAAAATTCGGGCGAACAGAATCCGCAGGGAGCCGCCGTCCCACCAGATGCAGTAGTTTCGAACCAACCGGCTCAGAATTCAGATCAGGCACCACAAGTACCCTTGTCTGCTCTAGAGGCCGAACGGTCGAAACGTCAGCAAATGGAGGAGGAGAACCGTCTTTTTAGGGAGCATATTGCGCTCATGCAAGCGAACGCCTCACGGCCGCAGGCCCAGCCTGTTCAACCCGTTGAGGACGATGGTCTTCAAGATGGCGATGTTATGACGTATGGCGACTTCAAGAAGCACGCCAACAAGATCGCCGGACAGTTCCAGATGACCCTCGAAGAACTGAAGATGACGCAACAGCATCCAGACTACCAAGACGTAATCTCAAGGTATTTACCAGAAGTTTTTAAAACAAATCCGAGTTTGCGGGAATCACTTAGAAAATCCCAAGACTACGATCTTGCGTACTACCTGGCGAAGAACTCCGATGCTTATAAAACGGCAAATACGAAGACGACGAGAAACGAAGATGCCGAGCGCATCATCAAGAACTCGCAGAGTGCGGGGACTTTATCAAGTCTCGGTGCGTCTTCGCCCGTGGTTCAAGCTAAGCGGTACAAAGACATGAGCGATGAGGACTTTTCTAACTTGGTTGCCCAGAACTTGGCTTAAAAAAGGCAGTTTAGAAAAATGTCTAGTTCAATGACGACCACGGCGATTCTACCGCCAGCGGTCCGAGAATACTATGACCGGCTGCTCTTGATGACGGCGTACCCAACTTTGATTTACTCAAAGTTCGCTCAAAAAAGAGTTTTACCGGAGAAGATGGGTGATACGATTGTTTTTCGTAGGTATGCAAGGCTTCCAACAGTGCCAATTCCACTTGTAGACGGTGTGACGCCTCCAGGGTCACCTCTGTCTGTAACGGACTTGAAGGCTAGGGTTGCTTTCTACGGAAATTTTGTCACTGTGACCAATCAAGTCCAGCTCACCGTCGAGGACAGAGTCCTTAACGAATCAAGCCGATTATTGGCACAGAATCTCGCACAGACCATCGACGAGGTTACCCGCGACTGCCTAGCATCGACAAGCTCTGTCCTGCTATGCTCTCAAGGAATTAATGGTGGAACGCCAACGGAACTCACCAAGCCAGATATTGACAACGCAGTGAAAACATTGCTTGGCAATAACGCTGAAATGATTTCCGAAGTCGTGACAGCCTCGAACCAAATCGGTACTACACCGATCCGTCCGTCTTTCTGGGGCTTTATCGATACAGAACTCTTGAGCGATCTTGAGTCCGTGTCGAACTATGTCTCGTCTTCCAACTATCCAGGGAACCAAAAAGTGGTTCTGGATGCAGAGTGGGGGTCAACGGGCAACGTACGATGGCTTTACACATCAGTGGGAAGCAAATCAAGCGCCTCTCCTGTGGTCTTCAACAACTTTATCGTAGGAAAAGAAGCCTACGCAGTTGTGAACCTGAGAAGCGAGACTGGGGAATTCTACATCAAGCCATTGGGTAGTGCAGGTTCTGCCGACCCGCTTAACCAGCGCGGTTCGGTTGGCTGGCAGCATCCTTTTGTGGCCAGAATCCTCAACGACAGTTTTATGGAAAATTTAATGGCGACAGCTAGCTAGGAGGGCATATGTCACAGTTTAAAACATACAGCTGGACTAACCCAGCTTCAGCTGTTGCAAAAGACGTTTCTGTAGGGTTTACGCCGGCACGTGTAACAACGTACGACCTAACCAACGGGAACGCTTGGGTTTGGATGTATGGAATGGCCTCAGGATACTGCATGAACGTCGCTACTGGAGCGATCAGCACATCCAACGGGTGGACTCCACTTTCCGAAGGTGCCCTTTTTGGTGCGCCCATCACTGCTATAACCGACGCGGCCGACACGGTTTTCACGTGCTCGTACCTCGATCAGTTTAGTTTTGCTATTGGCGATACCGTTAAGGCTACCGAGATTGCCGATGACCTAACAGGTCTGACGCTGAACAAACTCTATACCGTCAAGACGGTCTCCGCCACGCAGATCACCTGCGAGGAAGACACCTCTTCTGGCTATAGCGTGTATGTCAGCGGCGGGTTCCTGTCTCAAGTCAAGGACATCAACGGGAAGCCATATCCTACGCTGAACGCCGCTATTTCGGGCGGCCGAATTGGCACAGCAATGGTGGGCGCGAATAGCGCTTCTATGGCTGTAGTCTATGAAGGCGCGAATAGCGTTGTATAACAACGGTGGGGGGAGTTTTTGGCTTCCCCCATTATTAACGGAGAGTAGATATGACAATTGCGCTCGATCGAGAACTGAAGGACAACCCGACAGTCGAAGAGATGAAGAAACTTCCCATCATAGGAAAGCAGCCATCTTCAGATAAAGAAGAGGCGTTTTTACGTGAGATCTGTGAGTTTGAATTCGTAAATCTTAAAGAGCCTGGTGTGTTTCATAAATTTACGTATGGAAGCACAAAACACCACGCGAACTTCACATTTTTTCACGGGCAGAAATACAAAGTTCCGCGCTTTTTGGCGCGACATGTCGAAAATTGTTCGACACCTATATATGAATGGCGGCCTAACGGCTTAGGCCAGATGATAAAGACGTATGTTGGTACCGATCAGCGATTCCAGATGCGGCAGTCGTACAATGGATCAATGGGGTAATGCATGGCAACGTGGACGCTTTCGCAGATCCGAAAAAAGGTAAGGCAAGTCACTGGTAGGTTTACAGGCCAGGAGCTGACGAATGAGCAGCTCGACAACTATATAAACCAGTACTACCAGTTCACTTTTCCCGCTGAGGTAAAGGTCGATGCAGAACATACGTACTATTCATTCACCACCTTGGCGAATCAGGCGTACTATGACCAGCCACTTGATCTCTATACAAACTTCGGGCCTCCTGCGACAGCGAACAATTTGAACATGATGTGGTATCAAGATCCTGCGATGTTCTTCCAGGCGAATCCGCTTCAGTATGTCTTTTTAACGCCATGGACGGGGGACGGATCTACGATCACGTTCACGACGAGCATCACAGGATTTCCTATCTATCCTGGGACAATGACCGTAACGGACAATGTTGAAACATTTGAAGATACGAATCAAACATGGACAAACGCCGATGTATCGGTGCCAGGATCTTTAGGTGGCGCTCTTGTCATAAACTACAGTGCTGGAACGGTTTCTGTAACATTTGCTACTGCACCGGCAAACGGTCAAGTCATCTACATGAACTATGTGGTCTTTGCAGCAAATCGACCACAAGCAATTCTTATGTACAACAATCAGTTTCAAGTTTGGCCAGTGCCAGATCAAAGCTACATCATCAACATGATCGCGTATCGCATAACGACTCCTCTTGTTGAGGCCACAGATACACCTCGGATGAATGAATGGGGTCCGACGATTGCGTATGGTGCTGCGCGCGATATCGTCGCGGATTATGGTGAAACCGATTCGTACGCTGAGATCACGGCCCTATACAAAGAACAGGTCTCGTACATATTGACGAGAACCGAACAGAACATGATGGAAGGCCGGACGAAACCGACCTTTTAAGGAGAAGACGTTATGGCATGGGTTATTACCGAGCCCACAGACTCAACGAAGATTCGAAACCTTGGGATTGTCATTCGACCCAACTGGGCAGCGATTGACAGCGGTGATGCTACATTCAAGCCAAAGGCACTGAACTTTGCTGATAGGACGGTTGCGGGTATTGCTGTTGATCCAACGGCGATTGCAGACGCTTTTATTATGTACTGCAAGACTGATACAGCTGGAAACTCTGAGTTATACGGTATCAATGAAACGTCAGGTATCCTTCAGTTCACTCGTGGTGTGCCTACTGTTGGAACAAGCGGGTCTCTTTTTCTTGTTGGCGGTGTAATATTGAAATGGGGACAGTTCACGATGAGTGGCACATCCTGGCCAGTTTCATACGTAGGAGGTGCGTTTCCAACGAACACGTTGTGCGTTAACCTTTCTCCCATGAATAGCACGGCAGCCTCATCGAACTATAGAACTGGATCGTGGTCAGCCGGATCTTTTAACATACACACCAACAGTGTCAGTGGTGCCATGTTTACGTACATTGCGATAGGATCGTAAGATGGGTCTTCAACCGTCGATGATAGCACCTTTTGCGACGGGCCTCGATATATCGACCGAGCCGTGGCTGTCGCCTCCGGACTCCTTCACAATTGCGGATAACGTCCACGTTTTTCACGGATATATGCAAAAAAGAGCCGGATTTTCGCTCTTTGGGACTCTCAGTACCGATCGGGTCATGGGAATCTTGCGATATATCAAGTCAGATGGAAGTAAGGCGACGCTTGGGTTCGATACCAAATACGCCTATCTATACAACCTCGCTACGCACGTTTTCGATAAGCTTGATGTTGCAAGTCCTGCCGTTCCTATTTTCAATGGTGGGGTCAACGATTATATTTGGGGAGCAAACTGGCAATCATCTAACGTCGTCAATAGGCTCTATTTTACAAATGGCCTTCCATACGACTCTGTGTACCTGAATAATGGAATTCGGTATTTTACAGACTCCGATCCAACAATTAGCACATCGTTTAAGCCATCTATTGGCGGTGGCGTTACAGTGTATGGCGGGAAGTTGATCTTTTCCTTGGCCTCACGACTAGTTGTGCTTGGTGTCTACGAAAATAATGGATCGACAACTTCTTATCACCCACAAAGGGCTCGCTGGTGTGCAAAGCAAAATCCGACTAACTGGAATGACGTGACGGCTGGTGGAGGGGACTATGCTGATGCTGCTACCGGAGACCAGATCATCTCTGCTCAGTCGCTCTCCAATCAAATCATTGTCTTCTTCACAAACTC